GCTTTGCTGTATCTTTTGAATTGGATTGTGTTTAAAAAAGAGTAGGTATTGTCAAAAAAAGGTTTAGCGAATGTTAGATCATATATCATAATGGCAAAGAATATAAAAAGATAGCGCTATACCGTAATGAATTCGTTGGCGGAACCCAGTGTATAGGATTTGTACCCTTAAATAAATATCCTCTTCCTTTTACATCTGAAAATGATTTAGTCATTCCTTTTTTATCAGACTCATCAACGGGCATATTCTGATAATACGCTTCAGGATCTCCAAACATTAAATGATTTTTATCATCTGTTTGTAAAGGAACTGTTACAGTATAAAGCGACATGGTTTTATCTTGATGAGGAGGAATAAAATGTCCTTTTTCATACTTATTTACTTGTACTTCAGAAGGTTGAAAATGTGTTTTAACTTTTTTATTCAAAAAGTTTTTTACAAAAAACGCTCTGTGAAATCTATCGCCAGTGAATGCTATTGATGAGTAATTGCCTAAATCTTCTTTTAAACCGTAATTAGGTACATACGTTTGTCTATCATTAAAATCTAATGATTTAATGTAAGAAAGAATTTCGTCGCACTCTTCAATAGATAAAAAATTATCTATTACTTCGAGGCTATTAGAAATATCATTAAGGTGCCCATCAAAATTCATTATTTAATATGCCGTATCAGCATCAACATCATCACTTGAATTGGTGTGTTTTAAAGTTTCGTCTTTGCCAGTAAATCCTGAAGCATCATCCGGTGTAATCACTTGACGAATTTCTTCTAGTCCAGCATACTGATCAACAAGATTTTTCTCTTGATCAGTATGTGAGATATATTCAAATCCTCCATCATCTTTATAAGCTTGTTTCCATGCTCTATTTGCGTCTCGTCTTCCTTCAATGAATGAAGACATATGGTTAAACGCATCTACTTCATCACCTGTAAGATTATTTGCTTCAATAAGTTTTTTCACAACCTCAATTATATAGTTTGTTTGTGAATGCCACGGATATGATTGTGTTATTGTACTTCCAGCATGTAAATCTATATCGCTTTCCCTTACTGTACGTGCTACGTCATCAATTGCGACAAGACTGCCAGTGTCATAATCACCAACCCATTCTTGTGCTGTGTCATCAAAGCTTTTTATTTTCCACTTAAACTTAGTTTTATCAAGTGTTGAAACAGTATCAGTAATAACAAATCCGACATAAGCACCGCTTATCTTATTAAACATAAGAATCTTACGATTATTTTTTGCACGAAATTCATCTTCTATCTTACTGATAGGTGTTGTTCCGTTATATTCAATTGTGTGATTTCCTGCCATATCTTTTTTTTATTTATAACCTTAATTTATTATATGAATAATTCCGTTACTGCTTGATAACTTTGTCCATAAGTTGGATCATCTCCTGCGTTTCCTGAATATGTGCCGGTTACCTTAAAAACCGTCATAGCTTGTCTAAACTCGTAAGCAGTACCATTACCAACCCATCGAGAGTAGTATTGTTTAAAACGTATATACACAAAATGCCCATCTTTTACAGAATCACCAAGTGTAGCTTTCGCGAAATTTATTTGTGCTGTACTTGCACCAGAATTAAGTGCCGTAGCTCCACCACCGGAGACGTATATATTTACAAAGTGCATAGTTGCTGCACCCGCGGTCTTCTCATCAATGAGTGTATTAATATCAGAACTTAAAAACGCGTATAGATTTGTTCCATCATTTGCTAATGATAAGTAATTATATGTAGGATTGGCTGAATCACTAGTAGTAGTTAGCTGACCAGTTCCATGCGCAAATTTAAATGTTGAAGGCCAAGTAATTTGAAAACTACCTTGATTAATAATTATTATATTCCATATTCCTCCTGCAGTAACTGCGATCCCAGTCACACCTGACGATAGGTCGCAATTTTGAGTGAGAGTAATAATGAAAGTATTCCCTGCGCTTAAATCGAGTGATGTAGGATTTGTTACGGATGTTACTGTCGAACCAGTAGTCTTATCAAACCTTTGAAATGCTGCTGCGTTTTTAAATGCTGCAGTCGAGTTAATCGTAGCAATATCGGTGTCGTTACTTTCGATATTCGTTTTATTAGTATTAGTCTGAGCTATAATACCATTAGTCTTTTCTCGCCAATTCTCGAATGTATCACTAAGTAAAACACCAGCAGCATTAGTTCCAGCCTCAGTCGGCGGTGTAACGTTGTTGAAATCATTAAAATTTTGTATATCGCTCATATAGTATATTTATCCATTTTGCAAAGCAGTTACTGCAGCTTCTAGCGCTGCAACCTTTGTTTTTAATGTTTGAATTTCTGATTGAGCAGCCACTAGTTTAAAGTAACTCGCCTTAATAGCTTCTCTGCCACTCGCGCCTCGGCCATTTGATATTAGCGCTCCTGATGTTGCATCTTTTGTATATTGTGGTGTACTCATAGTTTTATAATGATGTTATTACTCTTAAGTTTTTAATTTCAGGAGCAAATGCAGGATTGCTTGAAGTAAATACAATCTTCACAGCAACTTCGTTAAATCTTTCAGTTATTAAATTATTTGCAGCCTCAACACTGGCACTTTGATAATCTACGTCGGATAAATCAAAAGAGTTAAAATCATTCCCTTGGAATTGAGAAGAATACTGGACTTCTGTAAAAGAGAAGTCTTGAGAAACCGAAGCTTCTTCTCCACCATCTTTAGATACCTCTTTCCACCCAAGTTGATCCCAACCACCGGTTGTTAAATCAGTTCCTGATATAGTCTGATCAACTGGATTCTGTTGTTCTGTACGAGGACCACGTATTTTAACATAGACTTTAACATCGGTAGATTCATCAGGTTTCATTAAATCAAATATAATATTAACACCATCTGCTAAAGCATCAAGCTTAATACGTTTACTAATATATCGAGATAACGACTGACCTTCATCTGTGATATGTTCAAACTCTGTAGAAGCATTTACTAAATTGTCAAATGAAACTAACGATATTCTATCTAAGTCAATCAATGGACTAATTTTCGAATCAGTAGTAGAAAGAACGCTTTCTAGTTTTAAAGTATCTAAGTAACTTCCTGAACTTCCACTATCAGAATCGTGCTCCACTTGAATATCTGAGTAAAATGTTTCGTTAGGAGAAATTGGATATGCTAATGTTTCATTAACTCCTCCACCAGTACTCGCATCGTCTCCTCTAACTGTCATTGTATATTCTGTAGAAGCTTCAGGGAGTTTTAATTCTTCTATGATGTTAAAGAAAGTCGCGCCTTTCCAAGTGTTTATTTTTGCAGTTGCTGCCGCTGCAGCAGTTGGTGTAATACTTTGTAGATCATTGCCGGCTCCAGTTAAAGTTACACGAGAAGTCAACTGGTCATCTGAGTATACCGCGAACTGATGACTAAACTCTAAACCATCTGATACACTTTCGCCATGGCCGAAAGTACATTTCGCATAATACGTAGTCCCTGATGACATACCTCCAATACTTGTGCCTCCACCATTGTTATACACAAAGGCTTGTCCATTTTTTATTCTAGAGATCGCAGATTTTTTATAAAACGATAATGGATCGAGCTGCCCCGACGCACCTGCGGCGGTCGTGCCAGTAGTTATATCTGTAATAGTACCAAAAAGACTTATAATTCCATCGCCAGCAAATGCAACTTGTCCAGTTGTGATTGCTATTGCTTCCGGAGCACTTAAAGTTACTGCAGGTATAGCTGAAGATGTATAACCACTTCCTCCATTTGTAACTTCAATATACTCGAGCTCGCCACCTTCAGAAACATACGCTTTTGCAGTGGCGGTATTGGTTCCACTACTAGGATTAGCAACAGTTACTACAGGAGGACCATTGAGATAACCACTTGATGGAGTAGTCACATCGATATAAGTAACATCCCCTCTTGCAGGACATACACCTGTGAATAAAGCAGTTTGTGCCGCATCGGATTTGAAGTCAGCCCTATTCAATTTAAATTTTAAATCAGCGTTTTGATCAGGAGTCCAAGTAGAGGCGTTTTGACTTTTAAGCAATACACCTAGATTTACGTTCTTTGTAATCTTGTCAGCGTTTACTCCTGCAGGAACTTTATTTGTTCCTCCAACTCTTGCTACCCAAGTTCTCCATCTTGCACTATTTGAAATTAGTAATACTGCATATTCTATACCTGCTTCTAAATACACTGGTGTATCGAACATAAAGTTCGTTGCAGCTTGCGCGGTATCTGCATCAATTGTAACACCTGCATCGCCACTTTTCTTAATCACCTTTGAAAATGGAACAGTATTTTGTGTAGGTATTCCGTTTTCAACAGTAACAATACTTAACTCGATTGGAATTTTTGGATCGACCGCTTGGAAAAATATATCGATTGAAGAGATAAATAAACCAGTTGACTCATTGCCAATCATAAATGTTTGAGATATCGGATCTCGCCAAACTCGACTTCGACGAACTACAATGTTTCTTCTATCTGAGACTCTTGTTCTCGTAAGAGAAAGTTCTCTTGTTGAAAGTACTGTACGTTGTTTTGTTTCTAATATGCCTTTAGCGTGGTAAGAAGTTTCAGCAGCGGACAATTCTAATTCTTTATTATTAAACTGACTATCAGTTAAGCGAACAGAGCGTGTTCCAGTTCTAAATCTTAGTATATCGTTATTGGGTACTACAAACCAACCATTGATATCGCCTGAAGCGTCTGATATAATGACTCCATCAGCTCCACTGATATTTGTTTGACCGTCGTATCTTACAACGTCTGTTCCTCCATTTGATGCTACTCCTCCTCCAAACGTGCTAAAGGTTTGACCGTCTACTGCATAGCTTGATATGTTAACATCATCAAAGAAAAGGTAGAACCTAGTATTAGGTTTAAGCAATCTTGCTTGGAAATGTACTTTACGAGAACGAATAAAAGGAATGAAACTTACATCTAAAACCTCTTCATCTATAACTTCTTTTCTAAAGTTAGCAGTAAGCTCAGTTTGAATGCCAGATCTTACTTGAGTCGCGCGTGATGTCCACCACCTACGTCTACTTCTCCTACGTCTCCTAATAGCTGAACGGCCACGAGCGCGAGAACCTCTCCACCAACTACGTCGGCGCCATCTGCGACCTCTCCAGTTTGTCGACCATTCGTTCCATTCTGTACCTAAAATGTTAGGATTGTTAGCGATTTGATTTAGCAAAGCGTCGTTGTTACCTTCGACATTTTGAACAATATCAGGAACGTGTGTTGTATCTTTCCACTCATCACTAGAAGGAGAAAGCTCGAGTGTTCCACTCCAAGTTGCAACATCATAAGGATTTACACTCATGTGTTCGCTAGCGAAAGGTTGGTTAACAACTGTTTTTTCAATAAAGTCTAAGGTGATTGCGTTTGCTCTTTTTCCAGAATGCACTGTAGTAGAATCTATCGTCTCTCCATTCCACTCCGTAGTAGTAGATGTTGCCGTGCTTTGCAATGTAGTAGATCCATCCTTTTTATAACTCCATCTACTATTTTCAGATAGATACAAAGGCCTTGCTGAATTTTCTTCACGGTTAATTCCTACTTTATACGCTGAGTTAGTCGAATCTCCCGCGCCATGACCTATAAATCCATCTGTAAAAATACCTGATTTATGGCGCGCTCCAAACTGATCTGATAACTCTCTTTCAGACGCGTCTCTTTCTAGATCAGTTAAAGCAGTATAGTACTCTAAACGTTTTACTCGATCGTCAATACCTTCGATGTCTTTCATCGTGTATCTTTCGTGCGAATGAGCTTCAATTTCTAAATCACTTAAATTATATAAGTAACCAGGTTTATTGATAGTGTATAGCTGCAAAGAATCATTTGGAATTGTTGGTAGTGTCGGATATTTAGCGGCAGTGCCGGTAATTACTTTTACATCTCCTAGTTGTGTTAAGACTACCGCGTCGAGCCTTGGAAGAAAATGCTCAAAGTCAACATTAATAACCGTATTTGGAAAAATGTTTAAAGCATCGGTATCTTCTAATATGTTATGACGAAAGTCAAGAGCGTCTGTTAACTTTCCATCTCCAAAAGTAGGAACATCTTCTAATGCTATTAAAGTAGTACCATCACTTGTATAAGAATTTCTAGTAAAACATGCTCCGCTTCCGGAATGAGCATAGTACGAATACGTTATTACAATATTACCTGTGCTAGCTGCTAAATTTAAATTACCTTTATAAGAAACAGTTCCATACGTGTAGTGAGCATCTCTTTGGCCATCATCTAAAATAAAGTCTGATTTAATATCAACTGAAGCACCTGCAGGATTACCGGCGTGTGTAATAGATTCTATTGCGTAAACATCTGCATTTCCTAATTGAAACTGCTGACCTTTATAAAGTGCCTTTGTAGTGGTAGTCGTTTGGCCAGTCGTCTGAGTCTTTATTTTTACACCTGAAGATTCAACAGGGCCAAAAAGAGTTCCATCCAGCGCGTCGTACACCATGTCTTTTCCATCAGCCCCTCTAATGAAAGCAGTTATTGTCAATCCGCCATTTGAAATTACAACGTTATGAACGTATATAGAACCTAAAGAGGTGTGCCCCCAGCCGTAGCCGTGTAACATTATAGTATAGTCTTCAGCGTTAGTACTAAAGAATTTGCCGCTTGAAAGAGTGTGTGTTACTCGTCCCTGTGAGCCAACTGCGTTGCTTGTAGTAACGTCCATTGTTTTTTGGACAGCATACTTAAGTGTAGTTGAATCTACACTATTAACACCATCGGCAGGCAAATCATACACTAAAGTAGTTCTTTTATCTTCGACACCATCACCCATGAAAGTAAATCCTGAACGATTTTCTAAACCAAAGATGTCATTCGTCGTGTAGCCCGCTGCTGAGGTGTTATTAGGTTTCAGACTCAAAAACTCCATTTTTCTTAAAAATTCAGCTGAGCTTAGTCCGCTTTCACCCGCAGCTGTAAATCCAGTTTGATGAAAGTCATATATATAGATTCTCTCCATTGCCTGGTCTGTGGCTGGGTTGGTAGTGCTATCGGCATTACCATAATCAACGCTAAGAACTCCTGTAGCTTCTATTGAATGAATTCGGCACCAGCCTATAGGCGCCACAGTCGATCGATCGTAAAAGTAATATTTGTCGTCCGGCGAAAAGTCAAGAGCTTGAATATCCACCGCGGCAACACCATTAGTGTGGCCATCACTGATGCAACCTTCAATAAATAGCGAAGGTCTAACTGCTTGTATTTTATATCCAGTAGAAGTAACTCTATCAGCGGTTTCTCTACCTTTTTCTACAACCACTTCGTTCTTATCTTCAAGTTCAACTCTATAGCCCTGTACATACGCGACTGAAGGTTCGATACCTACAACAAATTTCTTTGCACCTGCTGTTTGAGCTTCTGCCGTTGACGATACGCCTGCAATAAGAGGAGTACCTCCACTATTAAATATTTCATCATCGGTATACTTACCTCTATTACCTGCTTCGTTGTTTAGGTATTCGCGGACATCAATCTTAAATGGCTTTAAAACGTATGAACCGCTTTCTTCTGCAGTTCTTTGCGCTAAAGCTTTTCCTAATTCAGAATATTCTGTACGTACAGGTTTAACAACTTGATCTTGATCTATCTCAAGTAAATTAATACGTTGTTGATTTTCTTTTACACCTGTAGTATCTGAAGGAACAAACTTTAGCGTCAATTCAACCTTATATCTATCTGCGCCAGGAGCATTAAAGTTCGGTGTGCCAGAAGAGTTATCTAAAAGGGTTGTATCTTCCTTTGAAGTAACAGTAGATTCTACAATATCAAATACACAATTACCTGTCAACTTTACTGTTTCACTACTTTTTATATAGAAGACCGATTGAGAATCAGTATGTACAAAAGATCCTTTGATAAAAAACACACCTTCATCTTGAAAGAACCCTCCATAATACCCAGGAGATTCTAAAGCGTTGACAGAAGTAACAACAGTTGCAAACGTTGCATCAGCGACAACAGTAGTATTTGTTCCAAGTGTAATAGTACTTTCGTCCGATCCTAAATTTAGCGTATCACTTTCGCCAAACGATGAAATAGAAGCGCTTTGCCCACCAAAGTATTTTAAATACAACCTATAATAAATAGTATTATTAGTGCCAATAAACGATTCCGCGCCGAGTATTTTAGCTGAAAGCGTAGAGGCTCCATTCTTATATATCTCAATTCCTTTTAAAGCGTCGAGTTGTGCGGCTGTTAATGAAGCGTTACTAGCAAATGTAATTGGCACACTTCGAATATTTTCATCGTATGTAGTGTAACCATCTAAAACACGATCGCCATCTTTGAAAACGTGCCTACCAAATTTATCTATTTGATCTTGTAAATTGGATTGTAATTGATTTAATTCTCTGACCTGTAAACTACGACCTGGTCTAAAAAGTATTCGACTATAGTTTTTATCTGCTGACGCAAAATCATCGTTATAAGGTGCACTTGAATATGTTGTAATTGCCATAATTAAATCTTATCTTTTTTTTTTTAAAGTTGTATAATCAATTTAACTTCTTCTGTCTGTGATCCACCCCGAGTAAATGGAGTTCTATTCTCATGGAATATTACTTCTCCATTATACTCTTCTTGAGAATTTAGCAATTCAGACTTTTGAAATTCTCCTTCAGCTGTTGCTGTTACTCCAGCCGCGTATACGGTATTACCATCAGTACTAGTTACATCAGTAGTACCAACGATTGGTTTTATGTAATTTACTTCTTGATCAGAATTTTGATGGTAGAATAACGTGTTACTGTCGTATCTGTTAAAATAGAATAGCGAGTCACCTTGTTTTAAAACTGTTCCTGGTGTAAGTGCACCTAAATTACTCACGTTAGGAGTGTCTAACGTAATACTTTTCAATGCGGTATGTGTTCCACTCGTATTACCATCTGTTACAGTAGCACTTTTCATTAAGGAAACTTGTCTAAAATCTAGAATTGGCGAATCCTCGCCTTCGTTATTTACAAAGTCTACAGTAACACCTACAAACCAAGTTGGCAATACTTCAATAGCGTTATTACCTAATCCACGTTGAGGTGAGATTGAAGCAACTGCCTTAGCTCCAGTTCCCGTTGAATCAGTAATAGTTATTGTAGCACTTAGAATATCTTTAAACCTATTTGCTACAGTGTGATTCCAATATCCTCTAGAACCTGCATTCGCTGCTGTACCGGAAGCTCCACTTATTCCAGGTCTACGAAGATTGATCGACGTTATAACACCACCAGATTGTTTTACTTCCAATAGAGGAAGATCTCCAGTAACTACTGCACCATCTTTATTAATTGCAGTAATTGTTGCAGTAGGTGATGAGCTATAACCTGATCCTCCACTTACAATACCTATGTCGTATAAAAATCCTCCACTATTTGCGTCAGCGGCTGATGAATATGCGTTATCTTGTATAGGTACAAACTGTGATGTAATAAGCTTAGCAATAGTTCCAGCAGTAGGAAGTGTTTGTACGTGTGACCATATATAACCATCAGAACCTGGTGTAGTTGTGATACCAAAATCTGAAGTGTTATTTGTATCGGGCGACGAAGAAGAACCAACTACGATTTCATCAGCCGCGGATCCATTATTTTGTGAAGAGTGATTACTTAAGCAAAGGTAAACTTTACCGTTGTGTGTAACATAACAAGGATACTGATCTCCAGTTGCATAGAAGCAATCATTATCTGCGTGATTATAAACTTTGTATTTTCTGCCTGTAACCCAACCATTTTTTGGAATCACGTGATAACAACTATCAACTGCCAATTCCTTTAGTGTGAATAGATTATCAATAACATCTTTCTTTTCAATCTCTGTTCCAATAGGAGCATCTACGATAAACGCACTAGATGTTTCTGAATTGCCGGCTGAATCACTCCCCCACGAATCCGTTTTACCTAAGCCGATTAGGTAATTTGCGTTATCACGAAATGCCGCGCTGTCTGGAGCACTTAAAGCTACTGATGCCTTAATGTCGTTTATCAATAAACGAGCCTGATTTCTACGAAAGTCGTCTGTTATAATTGCTGCCATAATTAATTATCTCTTTAAAATTAGTTTTTCTATAGTTATTTATAATGATATGCTAAAGCTTTTTTGATTTAAGTTTGTTCATAAATAGGATTATATAAACCTCCCATCCCCGTTCCGTGAACATTGCAATACATATATATGTCTGTGCCAAATCCTCCATCGAATCTTGCTGTCAATGTTACAGTTGCAGGTGTTCCATCTGAACCATGAGATCCCGCTGTTCCATTTGTGCTTATATACTTGCTATCAAGCATGGTTTTTGAATTAGTTAATGAAAATCTCATTGGGTGATTTAGATTACTAGGATCACTTACATCAAATATATATTTAGTTCCTTGGTGGAATTTGAAATCAAATGTTTGATCTCCGTTTATTACAAATTTATTATCTCCACTTACATTTACAACAGTAACGTTTAAGTGTACGATGTTATCATAACCTCCTTCACTCAATGGTCCACCTCTTCCAAAAAATTCTATTCTATCAAATCCATTTTCATTTCCTCCTGATTCTACTATACTAGGAACAGTTATAATTGAACCGTGAGGATTTGATAATCCAACTCTATTGTATTCTGTAGATGCAAGAGCAGCGTCGAAGTCAAGAACAAAATTACCAATTTCGTTTTCTAAATATCCTGTCCTTCTCATTTCGCGGGGATCGATCCAAAAGTCTGGATTTCGTGTAGGAGTTCCTAAATAACTGTTATAAACGTACTCCGCTCTTGATTGCGCCGGTTCTGCAGGCGGGATTGTCGGTATTACCTCGCTTGTAGCTATTTGTCGAGAGTTTCTATAATAATCATAAGTAGATTCACCAGGAGGTGTTATCACAGTGAAATCTGTTACTTGAATTGTTTGGTTTGTCGCGTAAGCATTATCTACGATAAATCCAATAAATCTGCAACCATCTTCTATTGGTGTTAGTGTTATTTCTTTTACAACGTTAGGCGAAGTACCTGTGGTGGTACTAGTATTACTTCTGAAATATGTTTGTACTGTATTAAATCCACTTGCACCTATATCGTTCGCATCTTTCAATAAACCGACTGTAGTAGATGAAGATCCTTGTGCAAATACGTATCCTATTTTAATTGAATCACCGAGCCGCATAGGTTGCGATAATGGGAAACCAGCAAAACTAAAACCAGAGGCAAGAGATCCAGAAGTTGCAGTAAATCCATTCAACGCCTTATTAAAAGTTTCAAAATTTCTTAAAGAAGAATTTACTGGTTCTTGTACTATGCCATTCGCATAATTGTTTTTAAGCTCAACATTGTTCGAAGGTATTTTCAACTTGTCTGTAAAACTTGAAGATGTTATGTCCTGTCCATCGCGATAATTTACACCGTCGAAAAATCCTCGCTGTGATATATTGGCAAAGGCTTGTACGAAGAGAGAGATTAAGGATGATAACCACCCTGGCTGATAGCGAGGCGTATGTGTTCCTTCATAAGAATTAAGTGATCTTAATGCGGGTGGAATAAGATTAAATAACCAAGCATCTTCATTTTCAAAACTACCTATATAAGATTCTATTTTATCCCAATGCCCTGTTGCTGAAGATTCGAGTAACAATTTGACAAAGAATTTTAAACCAGCAGGATGTACTAACCTATTAAAAGAATCTTTCCATTTAGATCCTTCAATCTGCGTCCGAATTTCGTAACTAAAATCTTGCCAAAATTCTGAGTCTTGTATTTTTTTGTCTGAAGATAAAAACCCATTCGTATCATCTCTGTAAGAATCAGGTGTAGGCAAAGGTTGGAAATTAGAAGGCTTAGCACCTAAAGAAGTTACACTATCGCTCCATTTCCATTTATCTGTTATGCTAGCTTCTAATACGGTTGTTGAAGGTAAGAAAGGATTCCACTCTGTTACAATCTCCCAAGGTTTCGCGAGTGTTGTCAGCTCCACCGCATTTACTGTCGATACTATATTTGGATTATTATCGTCTACGTCGTAAAAACGCCAATTGTAAACTCCTCCTTGAAATTCAATAACAAATTTGTGACCATTCGGTCCTGTCCATGTCTCATCTATTCCAGTACCACTTGCTGCGTAAACACCATTAGGAGAATCTAATCCAGGCAAAAAGTTTAAAAGTGTAAATGAACTAATTTCAGTTACGGTAGGCGGGGCAGCAGATGTGTAATCGCTACCTGAAGTATTTAACGTTATATTACCTGTATTAGAATCAGCACTAAAATCTACTAACGTTGATACTGACACCGCATCGTTTTTAGTAAATCTATAATCGAACCCATTAGAAAAAGCGTTTTCAACACTAAAAGCTGTGATAGAACCACGTGTATCATCTTGGGTATTTGCTGATCTATTTTTCGAAAATATAGAAAGAGATTCAGTTGCTAAAGAATATGCACCATTATTTGGAATGTTGGCCCTTAGCTTTTCTACGTTATCTACCTTAACTACTATCGTCGCGGTTTGTTTAGATTCTCCTGTTGTACAATTTATAAAAGGAAGCTTTACGATACTTGCGATATCTGCTCTTGGCGTACCTGAAGAGCCGGCTTGTCGAGTAATATCAGCTTCGCCTTCTAATGCTCTATAGGCTACTGTAGCATTCACTCCTCCTCCAACGTGTAAATCGTCTACTAACGCATGACGGAATTTTACAGTGTATCCATCTCTACCCCCTTCGCGGTAATGCCAATGTTTTACATAGTGTTCTACAAAGCCGTGGGTTGCGAGTGCGATGTAGATTCCCACAGTAGCACCATTGTATGTAAATGTATCACCTGCAGTTGGGTTCGCGGTCGATGCACCAATTACTGACCAATCCTGCAGGCTGTTGAGCCCCTGAGCTGAGACCATATATTGTTCGCCCGTTATCAAATTATCTGATCTAACAGAAAATGCTTTACCTGAGTTTTCTAATGATTTATACCAACCATCAATAGCGCTGGCAGCAAATGACATATTTTGAGCATGTCCAGTTACAGTTGCGTTTCCAGCGGTCCAATTAGAATTTGTATCGACTGACCAAAATCCTGTGGCTTCGTTCATACTAGGGTTTAAGAAAGTATTGGTTGCGCTATCTCCAGTTGCTTTAGCATTTGTATTTGTTGAACCAAATTGCCATCTATTAGCTGTGTCACTATAAAAGAAATATCCTTTATTGCCAGATGTTGCAGATGTGTTAGTGTTATTATACCAAACATCTTCGGCTGAATCATAAACGTACGTACCATTATATTGAGTGCTGGTCGATCCTGATACAACTACTTGTGAAGGATTAATGTCTGTAACTGTAGTCTTTAAATAATTCCCAGATGATCCATCGAGAACGTATGTTCCATTTATTCGATCGCTGCCACTATCAGATACAACTATATCGCTGCCACTTACCTCCAATTTAATATCGTCGTCGTTTTCTTTATATGATAAACTTACGTTGTGCCACTTGTCGTCATATATATCATCGTCATTAGACAAATATTTGATTGTTGTTTCAGACGCACTTAGTGTAGTTACCTTCCTAGATTCTGATTGTTGAAATAGTATTCCGGTTCCATTTGAATCTTTGAAAATGTCAATTGTTCCTGGGCCATATGACTCTGTAGTTCCACCTACAGTTACATACGGATTTGTTATAGGATTTTTTGTACTAAGTAAATATGTTCTGCTTGTAGGCTGAGCCGAACTTAGCTGTGCTGTAAAGTTTATTTCGAAATCTTTACCAAATATAGGTTGATTCAGTACGCCAATAGATAATCCTGAATTTGTAAATAACTCATCACGCGTTGAACGGTGTAATACGTTGCTAGTAATCCAGTGCTTAGTACCAATTACAAAATTTCCTGCAGACAATTTTAATAAGTCTTGGCCTGGAGTATATACTGTAGGATCGTCATCAAAGAATAGTTTAAAAAAAGTATTTACACTTTCGATAGTCCCTTTAGTTTTATAGAAATGTACTATTCGTGCATAAAGAGTATTCCTATCAACTACTCGTGAATGAGGAACGATTTTAGCAATCTCGTTTTGAATTGCGTCTAAGTACTTAGCTGAAGTTGCATCTATATCGTTTTCAGATATGATGTGTTCTAATTCATAAGAAGGATAACCATCTCTATTTAAATAGGTGTAGTATTCTTCAATAAAGGAAATAAGATTCTCTGCGTTTTCCTCTAAATATTGAGGAAAAATTTCTCTTACCTTTTCTCGCTCGTGACTAGCAGGATTAAAAATTGCTTTATGATAATGTGGCATTATGCGTCTCTTGATATTGTGTTGTAACCAATTGCTCCAGTTGATCCAGCTGCTGCGATAGAATCTATTTGTGAGCTAATAACTGTATGTGCGCCTGTGTCAATTTCTATTATTTCATTCCTTGAAGGAGCTATATCGTCCGATGCGGGTTTTACGTAAATAGTAATTTCGGTATCAGCATCAATATCGAAATCATCAATTGTAACTATACCTCTTAGAGTGTCTATAGTTCCAACGTTGCGCTTTTCCATAATATTTATTTCTGTATTAGTGTCAATAATATACCGATATATGTTTCTTAAGTTAGGTGTAGTAGATGGCTCATCTGCTAAATAATGTTTAATATTATTAATTGTAAACGCGCTTGTTGATATTAACGAAGAGGTTGGATCTCCAGGTTCTTCTAACGCGAAATTAAAATTAATTTTGTATTGGCTAGTGTTAAGAGTAGTGGCTGTGAATTTTTTATATGCCTTTAATCTTAATGTTGCACTTAAAATCGATGTGTCTAAATTTACAAGATAAGTCAATAGTTGTGAATTTCTAAACACTCCTTCAAAGTCTGAAAGGTAAGCACTATTATATTTAGTCAAACCATTTCTTACTAATGAACTTATACCTGCTTCGCCAGCATCAGTAAGAGTAGAATTGAATTTTGTAAATATATCAAAATAAAGATATACATAAGATGGGTCTACTATTTTTGGTTTTACTGTAAGAACACCTTTTCTATTTAAAACCGGTAGAAGTGCATCCTTTTCTGCGTTAGATAGTGTTTCACCATTCGTAGGTTTTACTGATATAAAAACACTACCGTACTCAGGATCAGGATTATCTTCACCTCCCCAAACAGACACTGCCGCTGCATTGACGTTATTACGAACAAGAGCTACATAGTCGTCAGGTGTAACTGCTCTATTCTGTGCAAGATAATTTAAAGGGGCATTGGCACGAATACTTTCAATCGTTTCTTTGCTACCTCCACCAGTTGATGTGCCAGATGGAGTAATGATTGGTTTACTTGCAACGCTATCAAACAAAGAATCTGTGGTTGTAAATGTTGATAAACCATTGGCGTCTATTCCGTCAGTTACTAAATATTGAATTTTGATTATACTTCCAGCTGAAGGCTTTGAACCAATGATATCATCTCCAAAGCTAACTTCGTATTTGCCATTAGGATTCTCGCTGATAAAATACACTAAAGAATCTCCATCAAGCCCCGCAAGTTCTGAGAACTTAGCGTATGTTTCTTGTTGTGTAGAATTAGCATTTGGAAAGCTACTTACTGTAAGCTTAGATATATCTATGCTTTCATCTGGTATTTCAAATTTTAAATTTTCTGCCTGGCTATCAAAAACAAAACTACGAGTTTTTAAAGTACCTTGAAAAACTTCAAATGGAACAGTGGGAGTACCAATTTCACTTATATTCACAAACGAATATGTCGTACCACTTAATGTGTCGGTCGTAGTAAAAGTAGTTCCTGCCGGAATAGATAAAATGCTTTCATCTACATTCGTAAGTGTAAGAGATATACGAGAAGCACTTACACTGTGAGGAATGTATCCAAGCGTTTTCGCGCGTGCTACTACGTTTTTTCTTAATTGTGCAGACGCGATAAATCCTTCATTCGCGGCCAAGTGAGCCAAGATAGCATTATAGTGTGTGTTATACGCAAGTATATCTAAAATCAAATTAAGACCAGAACCTTCATAGTCAAAATCACTAAAAGTAGAATCTGCTCTTTTGTAATACGCTTTAATTGCATCTTTAATTTCGTCGAAATCTAATTCTGTAACGTTAAACTGTTTCATATTATCTTATTCTATTGAGGAAAAACGAAACCTCTGTATTTGTGTTAGATGAGTTAATTGTAAAAAGAATAGTAACTAATATTCTATTTTGCGCGTCGTTTACTTCAACCTGCACTTTAGTATTACTAATTCTTGGCTCATTTTTTCTTAAAAGTCTGGTGATTTCATCCCTTAGCGCAATTGCTGTAAATTTGTTTGTAGTTTCAAAAAGGTAAGCCGTAACATTTCCACCTAATTCGGGATGAAATGGTCTATCAACATAATTTGATAGTACTAAAATCTTAACCGCCTGTTTTACTGCTGCGATGTCGGTGATAGGTCGAATATCCTTAGTGTTAGGATGAACCGCAAACGATAAAGGTATGTCCGAGTAAAGTCTGTTTGACGCAACATTTCTCGAAACCTTTTCGTTTTTATTGTAATCTG